TTTAGTTTCGGAAACAATTGTGGGATCAGCTTCTAGTGCTTCTCATAAATTAAGAACAATTAATACAAATCCAGTAAATGATGGATTTGCCGATAATGAGAACATAGAAAATGAAGCAGATTCTATTATAGATTTTAATGAAAGAAATCCCTTTGGAATGCCGTAGTATAAATATATTTTATTATGATTAAATACTAGTAAATAAATTTATCGAAATGTTTGAGTATTTTTATAACGAAATTTTAAGAAGAACTGTAATTGCATTTGGTTCTTTATTCAATGGCATAGAAATAAAGCATACAGATTCATCTGATAATATTGTCAGTGTAATAAAGGTTCCTCTTGCATATGGCCCAACTCAAAAGTTTTTGGCAAGACTCGACCAATCAGCTGATTTAAGTAAAAAAGTTCAAATAACATTACCAAGAATGTCATTTGAGTTTACTGGATTAACTTATGATTCAACAAGAAAAGTTACAACTACTCAAACATTTACCACAAAAGACGCAACAAACGGAGCAGAGACAAAAAAAGCATTTATGCCTGTTCCATATAATATGCAATTTGAATTAAGCATAATGTCAAAACTTAATGATGATTGTCTCCAAATTGTTGAACAAATTTTGCCGTATTTTCAACCAGCATATACTCTTACAGTTGACTTAGTTGAAAGCATTAATGAGAAAAGAGATATTCCAATTGTTTTGGAAAATATTACTATGCAGGATGATTATGAAGGAGATTTTACCTCAAGAAGGGTTCTTGTATATACATTAAGATTTACTGCAAAAACATATTTGTTTGGACCTGTTTCTTCTGCTACAAAAGATATTATCAAAAAGACAACTATCAGTTATATTACAGGTACAAATACTTCTGCTCCGACAAGAGAAGTTGTATATACTTCAGAACCACGAGCAATCAAAAACTATACGGGTACAGTTCTTACAAATATTTCAAAAGATATTACAGCAGAAGATATCTTAATTTCTGTAAATGATGCAAGTTCAATTGCTGCAAATACATATCTTGAAATTGAAGGCGAGGAAATTTATGTCAAATCTAAATCTGGAAATATCCTTACTGTTGATAGAGGTAGAGATGGAACAGGTATTATTTCCCATCTTTCAGGAGCACAAGTGAAATCTATTACATCTGCAGATAATCTTCTTATTGAAGATGGAGATGATTTTGGATTTAGTGGGTCTACACTCTAATACTCAATATGAAAATGACCAAAAAATTTGACAGTTTGAACGATACATTTAATGTTGCAGGAGAAGTAGTTTCCAATATCCCAGAGACACCAGTAGAAAAAATTGAAAAAATTTCAAATTCAATAGATGACGTAAAAAAAGATTATGATTATACAAGAGGAAATTTATATTCTCTAATAGAAAAAGGTCAAGAAGCTATTAATGGTATTCTTGAACTTGCTCAGGAAAGCGAAATGCCAAGAGCATATGAAGTTGCTGGTCAATTAATTAAAAATGTGGCTGATGCAACTGATAAGTTGATGGATCTTCAAAAGAAACTAAAAGATATCGAAGAAGATAGAGGAATAAAAGGACCAACAAATGTTACAAATGCACTTTTTGTTGGGTCAACTGCTGAACTGGCTAAACTTTTAAAAAATAACAACATTAATGATTCTCCTAAATAAAAAAGGGAGAAAAATCCCAAAGTATAGTTACTAATACATTTTTGGATGATGTCGCAATCTAATAAAAATTTGCCTTCCATTAACGATTTTGTTGAAAATTCGGATAATTTACCATCGATTGACGATCTTTTAATTAAAGAAGGTGCAGAAGAATTTCCCTCAATTCAAGAATTTATTCAAGAAGAAGTAGAAGATATTGTAGAAGAAGTAGAAGAACCTGTAATAGAGAGCTCATCAGATCTTACAGAGTTACTACGTCTTATCAACGATGTAAGAAAAGATATTCCAGAAATTCCTAAAATTAAATATTATGATGAAGAGTTGGAAAAATTATGTGAGATAGTTGATCAGGTTAGATTAGAGATACCAGTAGTTCCCGAAGTAAAATATTATGACTATCAAATTGAAGTTCTTGAGGAAAAATTAGACAAGGTAAAGAATACGATTTCAGAACTTCCTGAAGTTAGATATTATGAGAACGATCTTCACTTTATCAAAGAAGAGATTGAAAATGTAAAACAAATTATTGAAAAAGAAATTCCTCAAATTTCTTGGATAGGTAAAAATTTCTCTTTTTCTTGGATAACTGAAAATTTTCAAGCAATTGATGATACTATTATTAAAATTGATGATAGTATCAGTACTGTTAAAGATAATTTTAATTTAAATTTAGAACAACTTTCTGAAGTTGTTGACGTAAAACGTTTTGAAAGTAAAGTTGAAATTGATGAGTTAAACAAAAACCTTCAAGAAGCAAAAGATAATATTTGGAAAGAATTGAGAGAGTCTTCTCTTAAAATTTGGGAATATCATAAAGAATTTAAAGATGATGATAGAAAATTAAAGAAACAAATTGTCAGTGAATACAATTCATTAAAACAAAATCTTGAAGGGCAACTTAAAAAAGTTAATCAAGAAAGTATTAAAACTGATGAATTGCTTTTAAAATATTTTGCAGAATTAAAAGAACAGATTTCAACTTTTCCTGAAGTAAAGTATTATGACGATGAAATTGTAGATGTAAGAAAAGAAATTGGATCAGTAAAAGTTGATATTAATGAACTCTATAAAATTGTAAGGAATATTAAATCTTCTCAAAAAGATTTAAGAGAAGATTTAAGAGAAGGACTTCTGAATGAGCCTGCAGAAACAAAAAATTCCGATCCACTTACTCCATTAGATAAAAATTTTGCAACACTTGATGATCTTCAAAATCATTATAGACTTTTCATTAATCGCATTCAACAACAACTTGCCTCTATCGGTGGTGGTGGTGAAACACGCCTTGAGTTTCTTGATGATATTGATAGAGATAGTGCAAAGGTTGATGGTAGATTTTTAAAGTATGATGCTGCATCCGGTAAATGGATAGGTGCAGTAGGTGGTGGAGGTGGTTCTCAAACACTTGATGACACCTTGGGACTTGGCAATACTTCCAGCCTTGGAATGTCTGTTGGTGTTTCTACTTTTAATAATGTAGTTGTTGGCGGTGCGACAACTGCACTATTTGTAAATGGCGATGCAAGAATTATTGGTATTTTAACAATTGGCACTTCATCATTAACTCTTGATGGTACTAATAATATTATCAAAATTGGAAATGGAATTACTCTAACCGAAAGTGGTAATGCAAATTATTCTGGAGTTATAAATGCATCTTATTTTGTTGGCGATGGTTCTTTACTTACGAATGTTCCTGGAAGTGCTAATAGTGGATATGCTAATACTGCTGGAATAGCAACTTATGCTACTAATGCTGGAATTGCTACTTATGCTGACATTGCTGGTATAGCAACCTATGCAACTAATGCAGGTATAGCAACTTATGCAACTTCAAGTGGTATTGCAACCTATGCAACTAATGCAGGTATTGCAACCTATGCAACTAATGCAGGTATTGCAACCTATGCAACTAATGCAGGTATAGCAACTTATGCAACTAATGCTGGAATTGCCACCTATGCAACAATTGCTGGATACTCTACAAGTTCTGGTATTGCAACTTATGCTACTAATGCAGGAATAGCAACTTATGCTACTAATGCTGGAATTGCTACTTATGCTGACATTGCTGGTATAGCAACCTATGCAACATCAGCAGGGGTTGCTACTTATGCAACTAATGCAGGTATAGCAACTTATGCAACTAATGCTGGTATAGCAACCTATGCAACATCAGCAGGGGTTGCTACTTACGCTACTAACGCAGGAGTAAGCACCTATGCTACTAATGCTGGTGTTGCTACTTATGCAACAATCGCTGGATACTCTACAAGTTCTGGAATTGCTACTTACGCTGATATTGCAGGAGTAAGTACTTATGCAACCTCATCAGGAATTGCTACTTACGCTACTAATGCAGGAGTAAGTACATATGCTACAAGTTCCGGTATAGCAACTTATGCTACTAATGCTGGTATCGCCACCTATGCTACTAATGCTGGTGTTGCTACTTATGCAACATTAAGTGGTATTGCTACTTATGCAACTAATGCTGGTATAGCAACAGATGCAACAAAACTCCAGACACCAAGAACCTTTGAGATTACTGGTGATATTGTT